AACGGCGGCGCAGCTTCGCCAGCGTACGGCGACCGCCAGCGGCGGGATTACGTTCAGCGGAACGGCGGCGCAGCTTCGCCAGCGTACGGCGACCGCCAGCGGCGGGATTACGTTCGGTGGTACTGCCACAGCACTGCGGAATCGGACGGCGACCGCCAGCGGTGGGATTACGCTTGGCGGTTCCGCTGCCAGCACGTTTGCCCGTACGGTCACACCGAGCGGCGGCATTACGTTCAGCGGGCAGGTTGCCGTTGTCAGGCATCAGGTACTCAGTGGGTCCGGCGGGTTCACCTTCGGCGGACAGGCGATTGTGCAGTCGATTGACGTAAACGCAGCGTCTTCTGGACGCCGTTGGTATAGACTTGGGCTTGGAAACTGAGTTATAAGCGCGTTACACTTTCCCACACCATGTCAGGAGCAGCTTCGATGAAGACGAAAGTGACGAAGACGTCGACCTCCAAGGACAAGTTCCTTGGTCCGACGAAGGGCAATCGTGATCGCAACATCAACCGCTCTGCGGGTGGTGGCGGCAGCGGCGAGAGCCATGCCAAGAACTCGAATGCTGGCAAGTTCCTCGGCCCCACGAAGGGCAACCGGGACCTTCCCAACAAGCGGAGCTAACCATGAAGCAGTCCAAAGGGTCCAAGCAGCTGAAGGCCGTTCGTCTGTCGTCTCCGACGGGCGTTCGCGACGTGGCGCTCGGGCACAAGGCCACTGCTGAACGTGCGCCGCGCAACATGGCGAAGTCGGACTACACCGAGCGTGGGCTCGACGACAACGACTTCGACGATGCGAAGGCACGGCGCAAGCGCTGGGGACTGTGAAGCTCTCAGCACAACAGTTGGAAGCAGTCCTGAGGCTCCGGGGCAACTCGGACTTCAAGACGTTCGAAGGTGCGTTGCGGGAATACGAACAAGACCTGACTGAGCGCCTGATCCACTCAAACGATCAGGGAACGGTCCAGCAGACACAGGGCGCCATCCGCGCCTGTCGGCAGATCCGGTCAGCGATTGACGAAGCTCCCGCGACGTTTGCAAAAGTCAGCAACAGGTAGGAATACGCATGAGTGCGCTCCCAAAAGCAGTTCAGAAGCACGTCGACGAAGCAAACCGGCTTTTCGAGGAGATGTCGAGACCGACGTCCCCTCCCGCCGAAGTGAAGCCCGCCGAAGGTGCGGCTGAGCCTCAAGCTCAGACTGCGGATCAGTCTCAGGGTCAGCCCCAGACGCCGCCGTCGGCTCAAGCTCCCACCCCTGCCCCGACTCCGGCCCCGACGGTCGAAGCTTGGGAGCAGAAGTACCGAGTCCTGCAGGGGAAGTACAACGCGGAAGTTCCGCGACTGCAGACTCAACTCCGTGAGACCCTTGCCAAGGTCGATTCCCTGCAGCAGCAGGTAATCGCCACACAGGGCCTCATGGCGTCGTTTAGCCAGAGAGGGGGAGTTGCGGCCCCCGGTCAGACTCCCGCGCCTGCGGGTCCGGCCACGCTGGTTAAGGACGACGAGATCAACGACTACGGGCGTGACCTGTACGACTTCATCCAGCGAGCCGCCAAGCAGGCGGTCCTGCCGGAAGTGGAGTCGCGGATCCGGCCCGTCACGCAACAGGTTGAGCAGATCAGCAATCAGGCACAGAGTGTTGCCAAGCAGACTGCCCAGACCGCACAGGAGCGTGTGTTCACCGCACTGGCGTCGGCTGTCCCAAATTGGGAACAGGTCGATACAGACGAGCGGTTCCACGAGTGGCTGGATCAGGTTGATCCGTACTCGGGGGCCCGTCGTGGGGAACTCCTGAAGCAGGCGTACCAACGGCACGATGCACCGCGAGTCGTGGCGTTTTTCAAAGGCTTTCTGAACGAAAACGCAGTCGTTCAGCCGACTCCTGCTCCCACGCCCCCGCCTCAGGCGGCTCCGGCGCAGGGATCACAGAGGTCGCTGGACCAGTTCATTGCCCCGGGCACCGTGAGGCCCGGAACGACTGGCGCTCCTAACGAAGCCGGTAAGCGGACTTGGACGCAGGCCGAGATCAAGCAGTTCTACGACGATTGTGCCGCCGGTAAGTACGTCAAGAATCCTCAGCGACGTAACGAAATCGAACGGGACATCTTCACTGCTCAGATCGAGGGCCGCATTCGCTAACGGTTCCATCAATTCGATCTAGGAGTAGACAGTCATGGCATATCCAGTTGGTTCCCCGTACAGCGGTTCGACGCCGTCCCCGGCGTACGCTGGCATTTTCATCCCGGCTCTGTGGAGCGGCAAGCTCGTCGAGAAGTTCTACGACGCTACCGTTCTGGCTGCGATCTCGAACACCGACTACGAGGGCGAGATCAAGAATCAGGGCGACACGGTGAAGATCCGCACCCGTCCGTCGATCACGATTGCTGATTATCAGGCCGATCAGGCTCTGACCATTCAGCGTCCGTCGAGCAACCTCGTCGAACTGACCATCGACAAGGGCAAGTATTTCAACCTTGCGCTCGATGACGTCATGGAAGTCCAGTCGGACCTCGACCTTCTGAGCCTGTGGGCGGAAGACGCCGCTGAGCAGATGAAGATCGCGGTCGACACCGACGTCCTGACGGCCCTCGGCACGACGAGCGACATCAGCGTCTACAACCGTGGCAACACGGCTGGCAAGATCTCCGGCAACATCCGCCTCGGCACCCCGGGCGCCCCCTGCTTCATCCAGAAGACCTCGGCGGGCACCGGCGACGGCTCCAGCAACTCGAATGACAAGTCCGTCCTCGACTTCATCGTCGACGCCGGTCAGGTCCTCGACGAGCAGAACGTCCCCGAGACGGGCCGCTGGATGGTCATCCCGGCGTGGATGGCGTCGATGATCAAGAAGTCCGACCTGAAGGATGCGTCGCTCGCCGGTGACGGCACGTCGATCCTCCGGAACGGTCGCCTTGGCATGATCGACCGCTTCACCCTCTACCATTCGAACCTGCTCCCGGCCTCGGGCGGCAGCTATTCGGAGGAGAAGGCCGTGTTCTTCGGCACGAGCGCCGCTCTGACGTTCGCGTCGCAGTTCACGAAGATGGAAACGCTCCGGTCGGAGTCGTCGTTCTCCACTCTGGTCCGTGGCCTGCAGGTCTACGGCTACAAGGTGGTCAACGGCGTCGCCATCGGTCGCGCCATCGTCGAGGCGGGCTGATCCCCTACCTAGTCTCTAGGTAACGAGGACCCCGGGGTACAATGCCCCGGGGTCCTTTTGGGTAGGAGGTAGCTCGTGGCTAAGACGTACCAGACGCTGATCACTGAAGCCCGCGAGCTTCTGCAGGACGTAGAGGCTCCGTATCGGTATTCCGACGATCTACTCCTGAACAAGCTCAACCGTGGGCTTCAGGAAGTCGGGCGCATCCGCCCCGACGCTTTTTGGGACACGTTCGTCACAGACGACATTGTCATCCCTGAGGTTGCCATCGGCGACCTTGGCCTGACGTTCCCTCTCCAGATGCAGTTCTACAATCCGCTGGTGTCGTGGGTGGTCGCGTGGGCTGAAGTCCTCGACGACGAGTTCACCGTCGACGGTCGGGCGGATATGCTCATCAAGCAGTTCAAGACACAGTTGCTCGCGCTATGACCCAGCCAATCGCAACATGGTTGAAGGATCTCCTGCCGCGTACCCCGGGCATTAACCGGAAGGTAGCGACGCGGGAGTTCATCATGGCTGCCCGCGAATTTTTCCGGCAGTCCACGGTCTGGCGCGTCGCGCTGGAAAACTCCTACTTCGCTGACGGCGAGTACGGCTACGCAGCCGTCACATCGGAACCGGACAGCGAGATCGTGCAGATCTACAGTGTCGAGGCCAACGGCATCCAGCTGCAGCCCGTCGTGGAGCGCCCGACCGGCGAGCGCACGACCGGCACGCCGACCCGCTGGATCCCGCTCGGCCTCAACCGTTTCGATGTCTGGCCGACGCCGGACGTCTACGACGACACGGTCATCATCCGGGCCATCCTGATTCCGACGGCCAGCACGACGACCCTTCCGGACTTCGCCTACGCCCGCTGGTATGACGCGTTCATCGACGGGGCGCTGGGGCGCATCTATGCGCACCCGGCGAAGCCGTACAGCAACCCGACCCTTGGGGAGTACCATCTGCGGCGGTTCCGCTCCGCCATCGGGCAGGCGTCCGGTGAGTCGAAGCAGGGCGGCATCGTGGCGCAGAACTGGGTGTTCCCACCCTTCGCAAAGTGAGGCTAACCCGTGGCTAAACAGCTGTTCGCAAACGGTGCAAGCGCCCAACTGGCGGTCAGCATCATCAACACGGACCTCACCGTACAGGTGCAGTCCGGGTACGGCGCCCTGTTCCCGTCCCCCACCGGCGGCGACTGGTTCATGGTGACGTTGGAAGACAACAACGCCAACGTCGAAGTCATGAAGTGTACCGCCCGTAGCGGCGACCTTCTGACGGTCACGCGTGCGCAGGAAGGCACCCCGGCGCAGGGGTTCACCAACACGGTAACTCGCGTCGAGCTTCGCAACACGAAGGGCACACTGGAGCGCATGCTGCAGCGCTCGGGCGACACACTGGGTGGAAACCTGAACCTCGGCGGGTTCGAGCTTAGCAACGGCTCGCTTGCTACCAGCGTCGCGATTCCCAACACGTCTGTGTTCCCGGTCGGCCTTATTACGATGTGGTCGGGCTCCATCGGCTCAATCCCGGCGGGCTGGGCGCTGTGTAACGGCTCCAACGGCACGCCCGATCTCCGCGACCGTTTCATTGTCGGCGCTGGTAGCACGTATGCCGTAGGCGCGACTGGCGGCGCGACAACCGACGCGATCACGACCAGCACGAACGGGGCGCACGATCACGGCGCCGCGACCGGCAACACGACGCTGACAACCGACCAGATTCCGTCGCATACCCACTCGCTTTACGCTAGCTCCAGAAGCGGTAATGACATCGACCCGCTTACACAGGCTAGCTCAGCAATTGCCGGTAACGCTGATGCGTCCAACAGCTACACCGCCAACAACGGCAGCGGTACTGCGCTCATGCAGGGTGCCGGTGGCGGTCAGGCACACAACCACTCGATCAGCAGCGCCGGGGACCATACCCACACCGCGACGGTCGATACGGTTCCGCCGTACTACGCACTCGCTTACATCATGTTCACTGGCTAAGGTGGGTACATGGTCGCAATTCGGCTGGAAGACTTTGGAGGACTGATCCCTCGGGCCTCGGATCGGCTACTCCCACAAACAGCGGCGACCGTCGCCCGCAACGTCAAACTCCTGAGCGGCGAGGTCAGGGGCTTGCGCGTCCCCAAGCTTCTTCAGGACTTCAGCCTGCTCCCCTACGAAGTGAAGCGGGCTTACCGCTGGGAGTGGATCGACGTCTACGGCGACACTCACGAGTTCTGGCAGACGTTTGCGGACCCCACGACCGACGTCCTGCGCTCGCCGATCCTGAACGACTCCTACGACCGCTACTACTGGTGCAGCGAGACCCAGCGACCTGTCTACAACACGCGTGACAGAATCTTGGCTGGGGACCCGCCGCTGTACCTCGGCGTCCCTCGTCCGCCCAGCGGCATGACCGCCGCCGTCACCGGCACCGACATGTACAACGACACGACCGCCGAGACGCGGGCGTATGTCGTTACCTATATGTCTGCCTACGGCGAGGAGAGCCAGCCGTCGGATCCCGTCATTATCAACCTCACCGCTGGCGATACGGTGACGCTGAGCAACATCCCGACGACGGTCGCGGATTCCGCAAATCGCAATATCACCAAGCGGCGCATCTATCGCACGGTTCCGGGCAACGCCTCGACGTCGTACTTCTATGTTGGCGAAATTGCCGACATGGTCACGACGACTTACATCGACTCAGCGGACAACGACGTCATCGCTCTCAACAACATTCTGGAAAGCACCTACTGGGCCGAGCCCCCGCCGGAACTGATCGGCTGGGTCATGATGCCCAACGGGTACATGGTCGGCTGGACCCGCCAGCGGACCATTTGCTTTTCCGAGCCGTACCGTCCGCACGCATGGCCTGCGGAGTACCAAGTCTCGACCGAGTTCGAGATCGTCGGCATGGCTGTGTGGGGCACGGCGCTCGTCGTCGGCACGAAGTCACAGCCATACCTCGGGCAGGGCGTCACGCCGCAGTCGTTCACGATGCAGAAGATGGACGCCGTCGAACCGTGCCTGTCCCGGCGCGGCATGGTGGCGACCGTCGCGGGCGCGTACTACCCGTCGCTGAACGGCCTCGTCATGGTCAACGCGGGCGGCATCAATGTCATTACGACAGACGTGCTGACAAAGGAGGAGTGGGAGGACTACACCCCCCGCAACATCTTCGCGGCGCCGCTCGGGCTTCAGTACATCGCCTTCAACTCGCCGAGCTTCGGGTTCGTGTTCAACCCGACCGAGCCGAAGACCAAGCTGATCGAGATCGACTTTTTTGATCAGGTGACGTCGGTGACGACGGACAAGTACACGGGTAACGTGTACATCGTCCGCGCTGGTCGCGTCTTCGAGTGGGACCCCGACACCGAGGAACGCCTGTACTGGCAGTGGCGGTCGAAGGAGTTTCACCTTCCCAAGCCGGTCAACTTCGGCGCAGTCAAGATCAAGTTTCAGACGCAGGCACAGGCGTACGTCCCCGACACGACGAACTCCGCGTATCTGCAGACGTTCAACGACGCCCGCATTCAGTACCCGCTCAACACGCTCAACAGTCATGTCCTGAACGGACCCAAGAGTCGGAACGTGAGCGACATGTATATGACGTGGACCGAGGTCCAGAACCGTGGGCCGCTCGGTGGAAGCGAACTGTACAACTTCTCGCCACCGCTGACTTCGGAGCCAGCCATCACACGTTTCCGTGCATGGGCAGGCGGGCAGCTGGTGTACGACAACGCCATTGTCGACGAGCAGATCATGCGCCTACCCGTCGGGTTCAAGCGCGACGTGTGGCAGTTCGAACTCGCCAGCAACTCGAACGTGTTCTCGGTGCAGATCGCCGAGACTGGTAAGGAACTGGAAAAGGTCTAATGACGAACAAGTTCATTCGTGACGTCAAGGAAGTCATCCGGCGGCTCCGCAATCGCGGTATCAGCTTCGACGGCAACCGGCAGTATCCGGCGATCCCGACGATTGACAACTCGATTGAGTCACACACGAACGCCCTGCGGGCGATCCGTGAGGCCATCGAGACACACGAGCGCCGCAACAGTAAAGCGGCACTTGACAGCTTCGTTCGCCTATACGAACTGGAAGACGTGTTGGGGGGCTTCCAAGTCGGAGACACCGGCGCGTTTGCCGTCGACAACGTCGGTACCGGCGCAAAGGTACATAAGATCACCGAGTCGCAGGGCGGCATCCCAACGGCCAAGCTGCGCTCGATCAAGTCCAGCGACGGGTCCATCACGGTAACGCAGCTACCTGACGAGATCGACCTTTCCGTCGCTGGCGGGGGCATGGTCGGATATAGCGATACCGCATTGGCCGGTACCTCGCTGGAGCAGTGTTCTGTCCGTGTCGGCGCAACGCCAGTCACGATGACCTACACGCCTGCAGTCGACACTCCCGGCGTACAAGTCGGCGACGTTGCCGTCATGGTTATCTACTACCAAGGTGGATACACCGGCGGCAACGGAAGCACGACAATCACCGGCCTTACCGGCTGGTCGGGGCTTCTTGGCCCCGGGGCCCACTACTTCGCGGTGTACTACAAGGTACTGACCGACGTAGACCTTACCGATACGTGGACTTTCACGCTGGACCACGCACTAATCAATAAAGGGTGTCGTGACGTCTATGTCTACCGCAACGTAAATACCGAGGCCCCGTTCTATTCGTTTACTAGCGACCATAACATGTATGGCACCACTGGTCAGTCTTCAGAGACCAAGGGTGAAAGTGGGTTCGCTTCTCCGTCGGCAGCGTTTTCAACCGGACAGCACGCGCTTAGCATCGTGCATATCCGAGACTATACGAACTCGTACGCGAACTGGGATGCCCTCCCGCAACTGGACATCGGCGAGGTTACTCCAGAAGTAGCCACGCAGCATACGTTCCCTTACGTTGGCGGGGATACGCCAGCGATGCACTTCCGAATCCTTACCCGGAAGGCCAACGTATCGAAGGACGAAAACCTAGTCCCGGGGGAAACACTCTATGCGTCCGTGCAGGACGCCTCGTGGACTACTTCCGGCATTAGTGTTACTCGTCCGGACACGTACTACACAGCCCTGAATACTGCTGGCGCTGGGTCGATCCAACACTACGCCGAGCAGTCGATTACGCTGCAAGCTGGCGAGAAGGTCACGTTCTTCGCGGCGATGAAGCAAGGAGCTTCGTATTCCGGCGACATGTGTTTTCACATGTACATTGTCGACCCGAACAACAACGAACGTGCCGTGTTCTACCAGTGCGACACCGGCCCTCGCAACATCCAACGCTATTCGTACATAGACCCGCTCTCTGATCGCGGCACGGTGTGGCACGCTGGCATGTGGGCGTGGGACAACGACGGCATTCCGTCTACGGACGGCTTCCCGGTAGTCATGTGGATTACGGCCCCGACTTCCGGTACCTATAAGTTCCGCATCGGTCCGGCTCACGGGTCGTCTGGTACGTCGACGTCGTTCGTCGCTACTGGGAGCCGGTCAGTCTGGATCAAGCATGTTGGCCTGCGTAAGGGGTTCCATACTCCTCGATTCATCCCCACCGGCAGTGGCGCGGTCAGTAATGTGCCCGCGTCGGGAATGATCGACAACCCCGGCTACATAATGGACTTCTCGGTCAAGCCGTACGACGGGCAGCATTTCACGATTGTCATTAACCCATCGTGGATCCGGTATCCGGAAGCCCGCGTCGTGCAGGACCTCACGGCATCAGAGTCGTTTAACAGTGTCGTCGAGAAGACCGACAACAACTTCAAAGTCACCGGCAACTGGCTTGGCGACGACGCAATGTGCATTGCCGCCGTCGACAAGTACGTCCATCCAACGCTCAACGGTGCGCCCGGTAAGTATTACTTCGAAGCCCAAGTAACACAGGTTATCCACGGATCGAACACGTATGGGCAGCTGGTGACAATTCTTGCACCAGCATTCGGATGGCCCTCCGCTGGAAACTACTACAACCCCGGGTATTGGTTCGACAGCTACCAAGACGGCTACGGAGCTTGGGCGACCAACGACGTCGTTGGCGTAGCAATTGATTACGAGAACCTGCAGGTAAAGTTCTACAAGAACAACGTCTTGCGGAAGACCACGACGATTCCAAACGTGCCGCTTGTAGCGGCTGTACAGAGCCCTTGGACTTACCAAGGGCAAATCGGTATCTGGACGGTGCGGATGCGGCCCCCGTTCACCTACACCCCGCCGACCGGCTTCGTCGAATACGACATCACCGGCGACCCGTCCTTCACGTTTGGATCGTCCAACATCAACATCGGCGGCGGAGCAGAGATCGTCATCGACGGGGAACCTCAGTCGTTCCGTACGCTCACCGCCGGGACCGGCATCGACATCACGCAGACTGACTACACAGTTCGCATATCGCAGGACATTCCGGACTTCGCGCTCATGGGCGCGGGGAACACTGCGAAGACCGCAGACATGATCCCGATCTATGACCAGAGCGCGACGACGCACAAGCGCGTGACGCCGCAGGAACTCTTCGGGGTCATGTCGGTTGACGATCTTGGCGATGTCAACACGTCCGGTGCCGCTAACGGCCAAGCGCTGGTATTCAACGGGACCACATGGGTACCCGGTGCGCCGTCCGGCGGCGGCGCGACCATGCTCGATCACCTGACCAACGTCGAGACGTACCTTCCTTCCGACGGCGACGTCCTAACGTATGACTCAGCCACTGGGCTATGGACAGCTGTGGCGCCGACCGGCGGTCCCGGCGGTACGTACGCACCTACAGACGATGGCGCCCGCGTATCGCGTACCTCGTCAGCACAAACAATAGCGGACGCCACGAATACTGCCGTGACGTTCATCTCTGAGGAGCGCGACGACGGCAACTATGTCGATCTTGGAGCCAACAATGACCGGATGACCATCACGAACGCTGGATGGTATGCCGTCTCCGCAACCGTGTACTGGGACAGCAATACGGCTGGCTTACGCGTGCTGCGCCTTACGCGCAACAGCACTGACGCAACGGGGGCGTTTGCGCAAGACATTCAGATCGCATCAGGCGTTGAGACGATGCACAACGTCAACGGCATCGTCTACTGCAATGCCGGAGACGTCATCCGGTTAATCGCCCTACAGACCTCCGGCGGCACGCGCACACTTACCATCACGAATGGGGCGCCAAGCCTCGCCCTACATCGTCTCGGCGTATCTTCGTCGCCCAGCAATCCGGTCAACGACGGAGCGTACATCTATCGCGCTGCTAATGCTCAGTCACTCACTACGGCTACTCATACTGCAGTCACGTTCGATACGGAGTCCCGCGACGACAACGGATACGCCAACCTTGGGGTCAATAACGACCGATTCACGATCCCGAACACTGGATGGTACCTACTGGCCGGGTATCTGCGATTTACCGCCAATGCTACAGGCATTCGTTCTGCACATTTCCGAATCAATGGAAATACAGCTCATCGACTTGGACAGCAGCAGGTTAGTAATGCAGGTGGAGCGAGTGACTGTTGTGTAACGCCTGTTGCACTTGTGTATTTGAATGCCGGTGACTACGTACAACTATTTGCATATCAAGATTCAGGTGGCGGACTTACGCTGAACCTCCTCCAGACGTACCAGCCCGGGTTTGCGATTCACCGCATCGGCACCAACCAGCTTCCGGCAGGCGGCACGACGGGGCAGGCGCTCGTCAAAGCGAGCGGCGCCGACGGCGACGTCGAGTGGGGCGCAGCGGTTGGCAACGGCACGACGATCAACTACTACGACTCGCATGACCCTGCTGCGATGGCGTTGTTCTTCTGCGATTTTATCGGGCAGGAGCAGGCCAACTGGGCGATCTACGGCACGGGTAACGCATACGTTCAATACAACGACA